TACACCGACGTGTTGCTGTCGGTCGACCGCGGCAGCAAGGACTGGCGCATCGTCGTTATAGGGACTGTCTTGCATGAGGACTCGCTCTTGTCCAATCTCATGTCGGACCCTGCGTGGTATGCGGTCAGGTTGGAGCTGTTCGACGACAACGGCAAGTCGAGGTGGCCCGCCTTCATGTCGGATGAGGAGATCCGGCGGCTGATCGAGGACTACAGGCGCCGCGGCGTCCTTGGCGAGCTCTACCGCGAGTATCGCGGGCTGCTAATCAACACGGAGACTGCGGCCTTCAGGCCGTCGTACTTCAAGCACTACGACGAGGCGGAGTTGAAGCTGAACGAGAATCCTAATGTTGAGAGTGTGGTGCTTATTGACCCCGCGAGGACAATGGGTGTCGAGAGCGCGGAGTCTGCCATTGTAGGCGTGGGTGTTGACCTCGTCTCCGGTAGGATCTACGTCAGAGACGTGGTCTCTGGCCGCTTCTACCCGGATGCCCTCTACGACGCTGCCTTCGACATGTGTAAGCGGTTGAAGGCTACCGCGCTGGGCGTTGAGGTCACATCGCTCGACAACTTCATCACGTATCCGCTGATGAACGAAATTATCCGGCGCGGCCTCAACATCGAGCTGGTACGCCTCAAGCCCAGGGGATCGAAAGAGGAGCGTGTTGCAGCTCTGATCCCCTACTACAAACAGGGCATGGTCTGGCACAATCGTACTGTCTGCTCAGGGCTCGAGGCGCAGCTGCTCAGCTTCCCACACAGCCGGAGATGGGACATCATGGATGCCTTCGCCTACATTGTCGAGATGCTGGACGCCGGCGGTAGGTTCTTCAGCCCGGTGTTCCAGGACGAAGGTGAGGCCGCGGACGAGATCGAGGCTGAGTACGCGGATTTGCAGTACGATCCGCCCCTTGAGAACTGGAGGGTTATCTGATGCCGTACACGCTGACATCGGGTGGCGTCAAGAGCAGGGAATCGCTCACGAACGTGGACTACGACTACACGTACCCTGATGGTATGGATCTGAAGCCTGGAAGCGAGCTCCATGAGAGGCTGAAGGCTGCCATCCTCGAGAGAGTGCGCCGATCCAGAAACGCCATGTCTGGCCGGTACAAGGCGTGGCGTGAGCTCGATAGGGTTCTTACGGCCTATATCAAGGTCGATGAAGCGGAAGAGCAGCTCAAGGAGCAGGACCCCCGCAAGCCCGTGAGCATTGTCGTGCCGGTCAGCTACGCGGTGTTGGAGACGCTGCTGACCTACTTCACCGTCGCGTTTCTCGATGAACCTATCTTCCGCTACACGGGTGTAGGCCCCGAGGATGAGATTGGAGCTTTGCTGCTGGAGCGCGTTGTGGCGGTGCAGGCCCGCAGGGCAAAGATGGGCCTGGCCCTTCACACGATGTGGCGCGACAGCCTCGTCTACGGCTTCGGCGTGGCAAGCCCGGTGTGGACGCGCAAGCGCGAGACTGCCGTTGAGCGTATCAATATCCTCGGGTTGTTCAGCCGCAGCGTGTCACGTGTCAAGACGACAGCCGAGTACAACGAGCTGCTGGCGATTGATCCGTACATGTACCTGCCCGATCCAAACGTACCGGTGCATGAGGTGCAGCGTGGCGAGTACGTTGGCTGGATTGTCAGGACAAACTACATCAGTCTTCTGCGCCAGGAGCGCGAAGGGGATCTGTTCAACGTGCGCTATTTGAAGCATGTTAGCGGTCGCTCGATCTACTACAACCCAAGCGAGAGTGGCCGCTACGACAAGCTTGAGCTTGAGCCTGACAAGCCCGACGCCGAGGGCGTTGTTGACGTGATTTACATGTACGTGGATCTCGTCCCGTCTGACTGGGATCTCGGAGCAAGCGACGAGCCGGAGAAGTGGGTCTTTGCCCTTGCTGGCGACGAGGTGATCATCCAGGCCCAGCCTCTCGGCCTGAACCACGGCATGTTCCCTGTGGCCGTCACGGCGCCGGACTTTGACGGACATAGCCTGTGCCCGGTTTCCAGGATTGAGGTTGTTTACGGCCTGCAGGAGGTGATGAACTGGCTTTTCAACAGCCATGTGGCCAACGTGAGGAAGGCCGTCAATGACATGCTGATCGTTGATCCATCGATGGTCAACATGAACGACCTGACGACGCCTGAGCCGGGCAAGATCGTGAGGCTCCGCCGGGCCGCATGGGGCAGGGGCGTTGACGCTGCTGTGAAGCAGCTTGGCGTCGTAGACGTAACGTCGCGGCATATCCAGGATGCTATGTTCGTCATGGACGCTATCCAGCGCGTGAGCGCTGCTGTTGACTCGCTTCAGGGCATTATGCGTAGGACAAGCGAGCGCCGGTCGGCGACCGAGGCGAGGGATGTCCGGATCGGCGCGCTGTCAAGGCTCGAGCGGGCGGCGAAAATGGCCAGCCTGCAGGCCATGTACGACCTCGGCTATATGCTGGCCTCGCAGACGCAGCAGCTTATGGAGCGCAAGGTGTATGTGAAGATCGCGGGCAGGATGGAAGAGGTTCTGCGTGCTGAGTTTGGCGAGCGGGCGCAGGTCGAAGTCTCGCCTGGTGACCTTGACGTCAACTACGATGTCGTGGTACACGACGGAACAAGTCCGATGTCGCAGCCCGCGGACATCTGGGTGCAGCTGTTCCAGATCATTGCCTCGCAGCCGGAGCTGCATCAGGCGTTCGACATCGTCAGGGTCTTCAAGCACATTGCGCGGCTGCTTGGAGCGAAGAACGTGGATGACTTCGAGGCGAAACCAACGGTGTCTGCTGCGCCGATGGAGGAGATCATGCGGCAGGCTGAGCTTGGAAACCTTGTACCGGTGGAGGAAGTCGTTGGCGAGGGAGGTATCGAAGCGTGAGGTCGAGGAGTGGTTGCAGCACCCGGTGAGCGCGTTTTACTTCGACGTGCTGCGGTCCCGGCTCGACCACTTCCGTGACGCTCTTGAGACGGAACTTGACGTTGATGAGATGCGTAGAATCCAGGGGCAGATCGCGGCTCTTCGGTTTGCCCTAACGTTGCCGGACGAAGTCTTGGAGGAGAAAGATGGGCAAGGATGAACTGCTGAGGGAGATTGACGACCTGCTGGCAGGCTTCGACGGTGGAGAGCAGGTCAACGAGGAAGAGAAAGAGGAGCCTGCGGCTCAGGACGAGCAGCACGAGCCTGAGGAAGGCGCGCAGCAGGAGCCTGCTGAGGAGTCCACCGAGGAGGGCAAGGAAGAGGAAGGCGAGGGGGAAGAGGAGACCTCCGAGGAGGAAGAAGAGGAAGAGGAGGAGCCTGAGGACGTTGAGGACCTGCGGCGCAAGCTTGATGAGCTAGCCGCGGCCAAGCTTGGTGAGGGCAAGGAAGAGGAAGAAACAGAAGAAGATGTCCAGGCTCCCTCTGCCGACGCCTTCATCTCTGAGGATGAGTTCGAGAAGGTGCTGACCGACTCTTCCGCTCTCAACGATGTGCTCCACCGCGTCTACGAGAGGGCCTTCAAGGATGCTGTTAACCACGTAGCCAAGCAGGTCCCGGTGATCGTCAACAGCATCGTGAACAGCCAGCTGACGTTGCACTCAATGGTCCAGGAGTTTTATACCAAGAACCCGGATCTGTTGCCGTACAGGAAGTTCGTGGGCTGGGTCGCCAACCAGCTGCAGGCCCAGCACCCTGACTGGGAGTTGCAGAAGCTGTTTGGAGAAGTCGAGAAGGAGGTGAGGAAAGCGCTCAAGCTGACTAAATCTGAGGGAACTGCCGAGCAGGCTCGTCGTAGGCCTGCCTTCGCAAAAGCGGGCGGTGCCCGACCTGGCAAGGCGCCGGAGATCCCGCAAGAGCTGAAAGAGATGCTGGAGCTTCTGGAGTAGCAAACCACGGAGGTCGACTATGGCTACATTCCTTGGCATGAGGGGAACGGGCGACTGGGTAGAGAACCAGCGTCCTGAAAATTGGCGCGAGATGATCCTGAGGCTGTACCCAAACGGAAGCGCGCCGCTCACCGCCGTTCTAAGCATGATGCGAAAGGAAAAAACCGACGATCCGGTGTTTCACTGGTGGACAAAGGTTCTGCCAAACCAGGCAGGCGCGGTAAGCGGCGTGTACACCGACGCAGCAATGGGAAACGCCTACGCGGGCGGCGGCGAGGCCGGTGATACGCTGTACATCAAGACCAATGAGGATGGTGTACAGCACTTCCGGCCTGGGCACACGGCCGTCCTTGCGTGCACGACCGACTCCCGTATGACTGTGTTCTGCCGCGTTGCTGCTGTTGAAGCCAACGGCGACAACAGCAAAATCACGGTCGTGCTGCAAGAGGACGACGACAACAGCCCAAGTGCTAACCTGAGCGACGCCAACCGCATCGCCGTCGTCGGGTCGGCCAACCCTGAGGGTGGTGACATTCCTCAGGCTCTGGCTTACAACCCGGTCGAGCTTTCGAACCAGACCCAGATCTTCCGCACCTCGCTCGACATGACCCGGACGGCGATGAAGACCCGGCTCCGCACTGGTGACGCCTACAAAGAGGCCAAGCGCGAGGCGCTGGAGCTTCACTCCATCGAGATGGAGAAGGCCTACATCTGGGGCGTCCGCCGGACGGAGACAGGGGCCAATGGCAAGCCTCAGCGCTACACCTGGGGCATCGTGCCGTTTGTGCGCGAGTACGCTCCGTCGAACATCATCGACTACCGGTTCGACACTGAGTTCAACGGGAAGACGTGGGAGCAGGGCGGCGAGGCGTTCATGGACAAGATCGCCGAGCTTGCCTTCCGCTACGACGGCGACGACGTGCTGGCTCTGTGCGGCAGTGCTGCCCTGGCGTCGGTTAATAAGATCGCCAAGAGCTCCGGCACGATTCAGCTGACTCCTCGCACGGCCGCCTACGGACTGAAGGTAGTCGAGTGGATCAGCCCGAGCGGGACGATCTACTTCAAGACTCACCCGCTCTTCAGCATCGAGCCGGCGTGGCAGCACATGGTGATCCTGCTCCGTCCGAAGTACCTGCGCTTCAGGTACATCGACGACACGAAGTTCCTGCCGAACCGGCAGAGCCCGTCGATCGACGGCCGCACTGATGAGTTCCTGACTGAGGCTGGTCTCGAGTTCCATCACCCGCAGACCTTCCTCGTCGTGAACGGTGTAGGTCTGGACAACGAGCAGGCGTAGTCGGTGGGCCAGGGGGTGTCTCCTGACACCCTCTGGCCTTGTTCCAAAATGGAGCACGGGCAGCGACCATGACACTTGAAGAGCTGAGGAGAGAGTTCGTCCGCAGGACGGGCCGTTACGATCTCGTCTCCGACGCCGCAGCTGGAGACTGGTCAGACAACGGCGCAGACTTCTTTATCAATGCGGGCCTGAGGTGGCTCGACAGGCACGGGCCTCGCAGTAGAATGCAGGGCTGGTATAAGAAGCAGGTGCCGCCTGGGACGTTTCGTCTCGTCTTCAGGCACATGAGGGCTGTCCAGGAGGTGTGGATAGCTGATAGCGCGGGCACGAGGCCGCTGACGAAGAAGCCCCTTGGGTGGATTCGCGAAGAGTACGGCGGAGACTGGGGAACCCGTGCTATAGGCTCGCTGGTCGTGCAGTCTGTACCACCTGCCAACGAGACCCTTACGGTTGGCTCCGAGACCTGGACCTTCGCGGATCAGCGCGCCGGCCGGTACCAGATCAAGCCTGGCTCTTCAACGGTTGAGACGGCTCAGAACATCGCGGATGCTATCAACGCAGACAGCTCCGACGTGGCTGCGAAGGCCAGCGGCTCTACCGTCCTTGTGATGTGGCTGCAGTTTGGCTCCGCTGGGAACGACGTTACCTTCGCCACATCTGCTGATTACGACCTGATGC